CTTCAACTCCAATATCTTCGGCTGGCGTTCCTGCAACTGCTACTTGCAATTGACTAGCCATTGCTTCGGAAATTTGACCAGAGTCAAAGGCTGTTTTTATAGCTTCGCCTGATTTACTAAGAAAATCTTTTATAGTAATTTGACCACTTGATGCAAGTTGCTCAAGATTCCCAAGAGTTGAACCCAGTGCTTGAGGTAATTGAGTCTTAATTTCTGCAAAAGCCTTTGCAGTATCACCTGCTTTGAGTCTGATTTGAGCTTCTTTGATCGAGTCTGCAATCTTGTCAGTATTAAACAATCCCTCTTGCCCTGCGATTGCCATTTGTCCCGCGAACTCTTCGGCGCTGAATCCCGCTTCACTTAGTAATTGCGAGTATTCGGCAAGCGTATCAAGAACATCGTCTTGTGAAGTTTTACCTTCTTTAGCAGCAAACGCTACAAGATCAAAAGCTTCTTTACCATCAAGTCCAAACTGTTTAATAAACGGTGTTGACTTTGCAATAACTTCGTTCACGTCTTTATCATAAAGTGAGCCAAGTGCTTGCGCACCTTTTACAAATTCACCAATCTGATCTGTAGGTAAAGCATCTTTAAGCACTACTTTCGCATTACTAATAACTTTCGTAGCTTCTGCAACAGATTCTCCTACACCACCAAGAAAAGCATCCTCTGCAGCCTTTTTCAAACCTTCTAATTCAGCTCCAGTTGCTCCCGTTTGCGCTTGCAAATCACCTTGTGCAGAAATAAGCCCACGCCCTGCATCGACAACTGATCCAAAGCCGTCGACAATAGCACCAATACCAGTTTGAACTGCACCTGCTAAACCACCCCCGACAAGACCACCAATTAAACCGCCTGAGAATGCATCGTTAAGCCCGCCTTTAAGCCCTTCAAATACTCCACTAATACCGCCTGCAGAACCTTCAACTTCTTTGAATGAATCATTTACAGCTTTTGTAGCATCATCCATTTTTTTTAGTTCAACATTTGCCTCTTTTATAGCCTTTTCAATTTCTGCATAACTTTCAGACCCTTCTTTCCCTTGTAATCGCAAAGATACTAAAAGTTGTTTTTGTTCATTGACAAAACTGTTAAGTTTATTTTGAGCAGACGGCAAATCGGACGCTATGGCATCTCCTACATCAGGTAAGCCTTTAATATTTTCATTTACTTTTTTTAATGCTGCATCCAAATCATTAAATAACTGACTCGCATCAAGTCCAAGATTTATTTTTATATCATCTGCCATGGCGTCGGCGCTCCGCGTTATATTGTTCTTTTTTGTACGTAATATTGAAGGCGTACATTTGAATTACATCGAGTCTTGAAATTTCGTAATACAACTTCATGAATTCGCCAACGTTGCCATTTGCAACACCTTTGAAAATAAAGTACTTACTCATTAAATCCTTTTCCAAATACCGCTCGGCTTCGCTCTCTTCTTCCTCGAATTCCTTGTCGTCCGCATCGTTAAATACTGTTAGCTCACTAAGATAGTACTCAACTAATTCTGATTCGTTTGCAAACTGTAGAACGAAAAAACTTAAGTTCCTCCAGAATGCCATCAAGATCTTGGTTTTGCCAGAATTCTGAATCAATCTCGCTTTGAATGCCAGCCAATAATTCTGGATTCGTAATTTTCTTAGTGTTCACAACGGTTTTTACAAGTGTGAATATTGTAGGGATTGTGCTTGTATCTACATTAATACACTCGAATAAGTCACGTCTTACTTTCAAGTAAGCATCTTTTACAATTTCTTGAAATCTAAAATCGCCCATAATTGCCGTAAAAGCATCCGTTCCTTTGCTTAAATCGATTTGTTCTTGCAAGTGAGGAACGCTAAATACTTTCTCCATGATCTCTTGCTCTGCGGCCGCTTGTGCGCCTTTAGTGTTTGCAAGTTCTTGGAACATAGGGGATACTTTGTCAAATAGTGCGGGCGTTAAGATTGTGAACAAAGGCACTTCATGTACTTCTTCATTTAAATAAAATTTCATACTGTCTCCATGTTATAAAATAAGGGGCGGGCTTACCGCCCCGTTGTTAAATCGAATTACTTACTGCATCCAATCCATACTTCTTTGTAACCAGTATCGATAGGAATCGTTACAGTTGCAATAGAAGCAGCAATTAACATAGTAGTATCAAATGCTAAAGTTCCAACAGTCACTAAAACATCGTTGTTTACAACTTCGCCAGAAACTTTTGGCTTTGTATACTTACCAGATTCCATATCAAAAGAACCTGTATCTTGTGCTAATTTGCAAAGCATTAATACTACTTTACGCTTTGTTGTGTTACCACTTCCTGAATCCGCAAGTTTGCCACCGTAAACAATCTGTAAAAGTGTTTGACTGTTTGCTGTAGCTGAATTGAATTTTACGCCGTCTTCATATTCGCCAGAATCATTAGTTGCCTGTTGAACTGGTGCATATGAATCAAAAAACGCTGTTAATTCTGGAGAATCTTCGTTTTGATCTAGTGTGAAGTTAGTTCTTGAAACACTTGTTTTAACTTTCTTTGTGAAAGTTGCTAATTTTGTTGAGCCTATAAGGCCTGTTGTTTCGTCTGCTGTAAAAAATACAGACAGATTTCCGCCGCCTATAACTGCCATGATATTATCCTTGTTTAATAGATGAAAAGGTTTTTATTAAATAATTCCAATTTCTTTTGTTTTTTTCTCTTGTGTACTCTCTTATCAATAACTTCGCATTCCTTTCACATTTTTTTTGATAGTCTTCTTCATCAATCATATAGCCTTCATGATAAAGCATGATTTCAGTATCCGCCCACATATGCTTGTGTGCATCTGAATCAATTGTCTCATGACATATACCGCTCCACTTCAATCCAGCCGCCCTTTTATGAAGTCTCATGTTTTGGAAAGCATATCGCATTCTTAATTTTTCTTTTTGATTTTGCAATCCATAAACAGTCACGTAACCAGCCACGGCGTCCGTATCGTCTAAAGCATCAAGAAACGCCCACAAATCGTCGTGAGGCGTCGTTAAGTATTCATCTGAGTCAATGTGCAGAATCCAATCGCCTTTTGCGTACTCGTCGCATTTATTACGCAAATAGCTAAAGTCGAATTGTTCTTCAAAATCATTGTAATTCCATTGCAACGCCACAAGATTTGGAGTCACGCCAACTTCTTCAAATGTCGGTTCTGTTAGCTTTTCATCGTAGTTGGTTTTTAATGCAATTACTTGCACGTTATCAATCGGCAACGCTTTACGCCATCTTACTAAATTATCATTGTCTGAATAAAGAACACAAACAGTCAATCTCATTTTAGCTCCTATAATACAATGTTCTAAACGTCATAAAAGCAACGCCTTTTGTTTCATCGTCTGAAAAGGTAACGGCTTGTGAATCTACAAAGTGCAAAGGCGCAAACTCTGTGCTTTCGAAATCAGTTACATAACTTCCTAAATCTAAATTTTGAAGCATATATTCCACTTTTTCGCAAAGATCGGCAAGCGCATTTCTTAAAACCGCCTTTTGCGTATTTGACTTCTTGACTTGAACACCAACTAACATGTATATATCTAAGGTTCCACGATTCGCAAAAGCTGAATCGTCTTCCATGAGTTCATTCTCTCGTGTGTCCGCGCCACTTAAAATGCCTACAAAATCAAAGCCGTATGTATTCCATTTATCAATCTGGACTTGATCGTATACTTTTACGCCTTGCATTTTGCGAAGTTGCGTTGTTATTGATTCGATAGCCGCTGTTTCTCTTGCCATGCTCTTATTCCTTGTATTACTTTTGCTTTAACTTCTTGCTGAAATTGATTTGACGCTTTGAACTTGTCGACTGCAGGCGCAAAATACGGACGTTTTGGTATTTGGACACCGCCTTTCTTTTCCACGTGTAAAGCAAGATTCTTAAAATACGGCTGTTTAGTTTCTTTGAACTTTGCCCAAAAGTATTTATGCATCCTTCCTTTTGACTTTATGAAACCGCCGTATTCTTGAATTGCTGCATATGGTAAATTTGATCCGTATTCTAATTGGTAAAAGTTACCAGTAGAACTGGTTTTGAATATATTACCAACGCCGCCACGTGAAAAACTTCTAAATAAACCACCTGTATTGATTTCAATTTTTGCATTTGTACTCGGAGCAATCCTTGTCTTCAACCCAGTATTCACCATGTTAGCTCCTATGTAGGCTTGCATGATAAAAGGGAACCGTAATAACTGATCGTTTATTATCGGCTTCAAATCACTTTCTAATTGGCTAATATTAAGCATCTTAAACCGTAGGGATTACATACTTAGCAAAATACTTTTGCCATTCAATTTTCTCTTTGAGACTATTTGAAACCGTCTGACCAGCACCACCGCTCGAGATAGAACTTAAACCAAACCAATTGCCACCTTGTGGAGACTGCTTATAAATCAAAGCCGCCATTTCTGCAATGCCTTGCAAGATTTGATAAGGCATATTTGTGTCTGTCCATCCTGTCGACAAAGTAGCTTTGAATTGTCCAGTTGACTTGTTTCTGAAAACGATATAGTTTGCATACGGTTCTTGATTGTACACATAATCTGAACCGCTGTAATTTGCATACGTTGCGAATTCATTTTCACGCCATTGCAAGGCCGTAAGAGTCGTGTTTGCATTATATGGTACAAACTTCCACCAGTGTGAAGCATCGAGCCCTTGCTGGCCTTTAGACGCTAAAAATTGATATTGTATCGTACTTGTCCGCAAAGGCTGACCGCAATAGCTTTCAGCCTCTACGTAACAAGTTGTAAATACATCGTCGAACCAAGAATACAAGGCAATCTCCTCTGCGGTGGGATCGCCAGAGGTTTCCATATTAAGAAACTTCATGAATGCTGTGAACTGCTTTGGATATGCGCTTGTATATGGCATTTTATTTACCTATTTTTTTTGGTTCAACTTTAGGAGCTTTTGCAGTTGGTAATTCAACTGCTTTGCCTTCTTTGATTAATTGTTCTGCTATTTCTTTTGGCAATGAAGTCTCATAACCAGCTGAAATACCATTGTAAGCTTGTGTTAAGATAATACTATGTAACATAAATATTCCCTAATTAGGTTGTTGATGTTTTTAGAACACCAATTGCACTTGGTGCAGGGAACGCAAAAGCAACACGCTCAACAACTTCAATACCTTTTTGATGTGTACCGCCTAAACCTGTTGAGCCAAAGTATTCTTTATATTCATTTACTGTTACATCTTCACGAATTCCCATTACTGTAAATTGTGCAAAGTCTGCATAGAATGCACTTGCTGTGTTTGCTGCGCTTGTTGGGAATAATGAATCTGGAACCACGTGCATAGGACGTCCAGTCGGTGTGAAGTAAGTGTTGTTTGTTAATGCTGTTAAGCCTATTGAAGTGATTTCAATCGGGCGAACTTGATCATAAACTGGACGGCTGCCAGCTGTTTCTTTCATCAAGTAACCGAAAACTGATTGAGGTACAACAAACACGCCATTTGCACCAACTCCAGAATTAACACCTAAGCGCAAGTTCCATAAGTCAGTCCATGAAATTTCACCAAAGGTATCTTTTCCAGAGTTGTTTGCACCACCTTGGCGAACTGTTGTCGCTCCTGAAATTCCTGTTAAGCCTGTAAAGTTTGGCGCGTTACCGTCGCCATTGAAGAATTGCTTGTCTTCTGTTTCAGCAAGTGCACGTCCTAAACCGTTTATGATATAGTCTAAGAATGCTGGTGTAGCGTCTTGTAATTGTTCTTCTGAAACAATAGCACCCGCAACGATTTTCTTTGCTGTCATTGCTGTTGCTGTGAAGAAGTTTGTTGAATCTGTTAAAGTTAATCCAGAACCTTCAGCAACTACAGCGCCTGTGAACGCTCCAGAGCTTACTAAGTTTTCAGTTTTGCCACGCATTGGATAGATTTTTGCAAGCGCTCTTGCGTATCCAAATTGATCAGCAAAAGACATGATTTCTTCAATCCAGAATTGTGGAACTGCAGCGCCACCTTGTGAAGCTGTTCCTGTGTTAAAGTTTGCACGTGTGATATATCTTTCATTTGCTTTTCTTGCAATTTCATCGGCAGCGCCTTCACGTCCTTTGTGAATAGCTAAGATATAATCAGAAACAACACGAGCTTGCTCACGACGTGAATCATGATCTGCTTTGATTTGAACAAAACCGTTTGTTTTGCCTTGATTAATTGGATTTGCAGTTCTTAAGGTATCTTGAACCTTTCTGTTTACAACTTCTTTAAGTTGGTCTGGTGTTACTATTAAATTTTCCATTTTTTAAATTTTCCTTTATTAATTTAGATTAAATTCATGATATCATCTGTTGACAATTTTGTCAATGGCTTGATGTTTATTGAACGAGCGCTTTCGCTTATGATAGCTTTATTGATTGTTTTGTAACCGTCTTGAATCATGCTTAAGCCTTGGCTTATTTGTGCTTGTGTTGAAGCCGCAATCTTTTTACCTACTCTTTGAACAGGAGCTTGCACGCTTGCTGTTGCAACTTCTGGGGCTACCTCTGGAGTTGGCTCTTCGGCGGTTGTTGGCGCAACTTCTGGAGCATTGCCGTTTAATATTTGAAGCATAGCTTCTGCTGCTGCCATCGTGCCAGCTTCTGCGGCTGCGATTGCTTCTTCTTCTGCTATACCTAACTCGTCACGTAAGTAAGTAAGAGCAGCATCTTGCAATATAGGCAAGAAGTTGTCTGTTATTGCTTGTGTTTGTTCTGGGGTTAACATTCTGTTGACCTTTTTTAATTTGTTGAAAATAGTTTCTAGTTTAAGTTTTATTGATTTTTTGATAAGAGCTTCACGATTTGCAGGTATTGAGACTACACTAAATTCAACTAATTCAGATTTAGTGTAGACTGTAATTCTTTTACCGTCGATTGTTTGTTCTTCGCTTTCAATCGGAATTATACCAACCGACACGGCACGAACATAACCAGCCGCAACCAAGTCCGCAACTTCGCAAGCTTCATCTGTTATTCTATGAAATTGCAAAGTAGCTTCTAAGTTTTCGCCATTCATGGCAAAACCTAGACATTTGCCTATTGGCCAATCGTCAGAATCATGCTGCGCTAAAACAATCGGATTGTTCAAGTATGATGTGTAGTCTATGCCACTTGGAACAATGATTGTTCCATAACGGTCAACTTCTGGAGTCGACACTACAAAAGTGTAGATATCCTCAACTACGCTTTTTTCTTCTTCTTCATGTTCATAATAATCTTTTTTTATAAGATCAAATTCTCTTTTTAATATATTCATGTTATATCCTTGTTTCTTTAAGTTTTCAACTATATTTGTACTCCATGAGTAACCAGCGTCACCACCCCACAAGCCCCACGCAACACGGCCTGCGGATGGATAACCATTTTCATTAGGTTCAAAACCTTCTGCTTGTTTGTCAACTTCATGTCTAGAAAAGTAAGAGTACATTCTTTTGACAATATCCAAACTCATTGGATCGCCTCTTAGAATTTGTCTTGCTCTCACTAAGCCTATTCGAGTCCCACCTTTACGGCCTTCTTCTTTCCACTTGATTGCACGCTCGGCTTCTTCTTGCATTCCTTTTGTAGGTATGTATGCCATTAGACTTCCACTGGGAATAATTGACATCTGCAATTCACTGCATTCGAAGCGCTTAAGCCCTCACCAAGTGGACGTGGCGCTTTCTCTACGGTGGTCGATATGATATTACCGTCTTTATCTTTCTTTTCTGTTATAACATCGAAGTAACCGTCTTCGCCTTGTGTTTGCCCTTCCATTGCTGCATGACTCGGACGTACACGGCCGTCTCTTTGTGTTAGCCAGACCATCTTATAGCCTTGGCCTTTATATACACTATATTGCATTCCACTTGTTACATTAGCAGCGGTTGTGTTTGCAATCATGTTTACACGACTTGTCTTAAGGCTTGCAAATTGCTGTTTTAGAATCTCTCTTAATTCTGCACTTGATTTGCTTGCATTCGCTGCTAAAGTAGCTTGAACTTCGCTTCTAATAACTCCGATTGATTCGGATATTTTTGCGCTGTTTTCATTAACTAAAGCTGTGATTTCTTGGCCTGTTTGACTTGTCAAATCTTCAATGCCTAAACCTAAATCTATAAGCAATCTTTGTTGAACTCTGTCACAAGCTTCTTGAACCGTAGCATCGAATAAGTCTAGTTGCTCATTAGTCACGTCTAAAGTAGTTGCGCTTATTCCTTCATTGCGAACAATATCAAAGGCTTGGTTTTCAAGTGTGTTCACCATACCAGAAACAACAATCTTTAATTCATTTTCAGTTGCTGTTGTAAGGGTATCGTAATTACGCCAGAATAAATCTTTAGCGTTGGCCGTAACTAAGTTAAGACTTCTATTTGCTAACTGCGGAGCGGGCGCTATTGGTTTTGGTTCTGTACTTATTGACAAAGGAACAAGCCCGCTTCCTATAAGTGGAATATTGCCACCTTCTACAGCATCATAGCCTCTTTCTTTTCTTGCATCATTAATAGTCTTGATTCCCCACTTCAATTCGAATTCTTCTTTGCGCATATCCATTTCGGGATCAGCGTATGCATAAGGAACGGGTTCTATTAGAATATCTTCTTCAAAGCGTCTAAAATGCCTTGTAAATTCTTCCGCAATATAGATTGCTTCTGGATCGATTGTGTTCTGTCTAAAGATTGCAAACTGAACTTCTGCTGTTGCTCTGTTTTGGAATTCACCTGTTAGCATTCCCGGCGGCACGCCAAAGACTTGAGCAATTTGCGCTCTCGTGTCTTTGCTAACTGAATCGTAATTAATTCCTAGTTCACTTTTTGGAGGTAATTGCAATTGCATTCCACCCCCTAACAAGGCACGCAATTTGTAGTCTGGGAGTTCCTCATTCCATGAAGATTTTAGCTTGTGCCATTCTTCAATATCGAACCTTTCAGGGAACGTTGCTATCAAAGGCGGCACGGCATTATTTGCAAAAAGCCTATGTAAGTATTCACTTACTTCAACATCGATATTTGCATAATCAAGAGCAGCCGTAACCAGACCAACACCAAACATATTCATTCCTACGATTTCATCTGGCCTAGCCGCTGGATGTACTCTTGCTAAGTGAATTACTTCATTTTCTGGAATAGGGATTAAGCCATCTGAAACGCTTTGATAGGTATACCCTTGAACAAAGTTGTCCCCTCCCATGATTACACGTACTCTCGTAGGATTCAAAACCCACATTTGAAGCGGAACTTTGTAGCCAATTGTTGGCGTCCATATAAAACAGTTACCGTTTATTGAAAGCCAATTTTCAATAAAGCTAAAAACTTGTGAACGTGTAAAATACGGATTCGGATTCGCTATTAAGTGAGCCGCCCAATTATCGTTACCAAGTTCAGACTTTGTAAAGTTGTGTTCTTTGAACGTGTTGAACTGAATAGCACTTAACGCATTTGCTCTGTGTTGTAAACACGCAAACACCGTGCCACGCAAACTCATTGCAAGCTCGTTTCCTTGTGGAATTGAAGCAACTTGTCTATATCCTGAATACGATTGATATGGACGTTGTAGCCTTTTGCCACTAGGCAAAATAGCATTTGAAATTCTTTGTCTGATATCGTCAAGTAAACTCATATGTATATGCTCGGAGTTTTGCGAATAGCATTGAACGCATGGCTAAGTGCGTCTATATAATCGTCGTGCCTATCTTGTGGCGTTCCTGTAAAGCTCAAAAGTTCATCTGTAAAGTCTGGATCTAAGTGACCTACATGAAAAACAAGGCCTTGCTCATATCGTGCTTCAACTGGTTGAAACCTTGTAATTTTGTCACGTGTTGAAACAACACCAACAACATTCATCTTTGTATTTCTCTTAAGTTCTTGCACCATATAGGCTTGCGCTTGGTTTGATTCGACCGCAACTACACGGGCTTGCCACTTGGATTCCATTGCAATAATTTCTGCGCCAATTTCTACAAAGCTCCAGCGCCCTCGCTTAGCGTCAACTACCACTATCTCACCTTGTGAAGTCGTGCCAATTGTAACGATCGCCGTATAATCCGCTGTTTCTTTTTGGCTGATTGCAAGATCGACACCAATATAGTAAGCCGTGCATTGTTTGTTATCTGAAATCTTGATCCAATCCCGCTTAACTTTACTAGCGGAACGATCGACATATTCCGCAAGGAATTCTTGAGCGAAAACAACTGACGGCATCTGTTCCTTTTGGCGATCAATTTCGGATTCTTTAATCTGTCCGCCCTCATAAGTTGAGTAATGGAACGATTGCCAATCGGAGTATATATTTGAATTCTGGTCGACTTCATAAAAATGGTTTTTGCCTTTTGGTGTCGAAAAGAAATACGCATCGCCTTCGTAATCTGCTAGCATTGGGCTTATAACAAAGTTCCAAGCGTCTTCTGCATTTGGGCAATGTGCCCACTCGTCAAGAATCACTCTGTGGAACTTATTACCTCGTAAACCATCCGCGCGCCAAATGCCTTCTAAATTCAATTGCGAATTACCTAGTTTAATTTCGCCGTCTTTGAAAGTTGCTCCAAGTGGCGCAAATAATTGTCTTGCTTCATTTTGCCGTCCTTTGAGTTCCGTGTAACTGGGCGCGGTGTAAAGAACCATCGCTCCATCAATTTCCAGCATCTTTTCAAGGGCAAGAGCAAAAGCAAGATAAGACTTACCAAAGCGACGCCCGCACCGAATAACATTAAACCGATTCCGATTGTTAATGATTTCAAGTTGTTTTGCATGAGGTTTAATCCTGACTATCGTTTCCACTTTTGCCACCCCACTCAATTTTCATGACATTCGCTTCTTGAACATTTGTATTCAAATGTGAAAGCAAATCAATAAGAACCTTCATTGCTGCCATGTCTTCTTTGTCCAAAATCTTTTTATGAATCAGCATATGAATAACTTCTTGCGCAATAGTCTCTTTTGTTTTTCCGGGCTTTGCAAGTTCTTCCGCTGCTATCTTTGCCAAGTCTTTAACGTACACAATAGAACCAGACGGGCGTCCTTTGTTGTTTCTGTATTCTGGCTTGTTCGCAAAAGAATGCGCCGCCAAGTGTGGATTCACTTTGCCTTTTTGAATGTGTTTTGCTGGCATTATTTTTTCACTCCTCCCAATACTCCTAAAACCAAACCAAGCCCAAACGTGCCAACTAAATAACCATAGTTTTGTTTTTCTTCAACTGGAACGGTAATTGTTTTCACTTGAATAGAATCTGGACGTGGTCTATAGACTAAAGAAAAATAGCCCCTGCGATTAGTGTAATTGAACGCCATGTTTATCGTGTCGTTTGTGGACGTGATTACTGAATCTGCTTGGGCTATAAAATTCGTATCGTTGCAAGGAATGTCGACTGTATCTGTATGAAAATAGTCTTTGTATTTTAATTGAACGCTTTTCACTTTGATTGTGTCTTTGATGTAAACAGGACGCTCAACTAATTTGGTTACAACGCTAGTATCACTTTTACCTCCAGAGCCTTTGTTGCATGAATGACCGTAACTTAAGCCTATCAAAAGCATAAGCAAAGCCCACATAAAACACGCTATGAAATTTCGATTCATCATTGCAATACTATTCCGTTTTCAATTAAATAATTTTTCACGCCGCCATCTTGATCAATAATCGCAAAGCCGTGATTGCTATTCGAATGAGGCATATAGTTCATAACCAACTTGCACAAACAACCAATTGAATAACACTTTATAAACTTATTCTCTAAGCTCCTACCACTCGAGAAACTTGTTCTATGCACGTGGCCAATTACAGTATCTGAATACGTCTTTAGCAATAGGCTTCTTGCTGGATTAATACCGCCACTCACTTTGAATTCATGGCCGTGCGCAATAAACGTTTTACCAACCTTCATGAACTGACCAGACTCTACAAATTCAATTCCAAGTTCATCAAGATGTAATAAGCTAGGCCAAGTAATTAATTCCTGCACGGCGTCTGCGTTCTTAACTAAATAGGCTTGCAATCTGTCTTCATGATTACCAGCTTTGAATATAATTCGAACGTCTGGGAACTCATTGCGCAAACCTCTTAAAAATTGCCTTGTCAATTCAAGTTCTTGCAAGAATCTCGGCGCATCTGGTTCTTGTGGATGTCTTGAAAGTCTATGCGAGTCTATTACGTCACCATTAAGAACTATGTTTATACACTTTTCACGCTTTGCCGTTTGTATAGCCGCCTTCAAAGCAATGATATCATGAGAACCAAAATGTATATCACAAAACACCGCTGTTTTGCCTTCAATCCTTACAAGGCTATAAGATTGATCCCGACCGTCTGGCATTGCATCTAGCCAATCCATAGGAGCGTCTGGGCTTGCAATACCTCGCATCTTGTATATTACCTCCGCCTCGTCTAATTTTAGACGGTGGCGGATAGTGTGCTTTGTTTCTCTATAGCTCAAAATTAAGATAGTCCAAGTGGAGAATCAGTTTCAAGGCTAATTAAAAACTTATTTTTTGCTTCATCTTCAGAACTATTTATATCTGTTTGTGTGCAAAAATAGTTCCCATTTTCATCTATAAATTGCCATATTTTTACAGTATTGTTTTCTTCATCTAAAGAATCAAAACTATTATGCAAAATTAAATTCATTATAACGCTCCTACTAACATTTTAGCACCTTTCAAAACACTTAAATTTGTACTATTAGAAGCTGACTGGCACCATATAAATTTGACCTCACTACCATTAGCAAGATAAACTATAGCATCAATTTCTTTAAGCCAAAATCTTGTACTTAATTGACTTGGTGAATCAAGATTGCCTTGAGTGACTGTTGAATTAGTTGTAGTATTCCACATTCTAGTATAATTTGTAGGCTCTTGATAAACGCCACCATCATTATTATTTGCAAGTACCCAAACTCTGTATATTATACCAAAATTGCCAGGATAAGAATCGTAAACAAATGGAACTCTTAATTTTACCCAAAAATACCCAGCCGTTCCTGAATTAGTATATTTTAATTCTGTATCTTCATTGTTTTCTGGATTACCTCCCAAACTTACAATAGTTTGGGTACTTGACTTTGTTATAATAGAAGTCCAAGACTCACTGTTTCCACCACCACCACCACCGCTTGCACTCAGTGTAGTTCCTGACATTGTTAATCCACTACCTAACGTAATAGCAGTAACTGTTCCTGAACTTGATGAAGTGCCTACTAATTGAGATGAACTTTGCGAAGCAAGTTTGGATAATGTGATACCAGCAGAACTTGAAATACTTGTGTTTGTGATTGTGCCTGATTGTATCTTTGATTCTGTAATAGTATTAGTTGCAATTTTTGAACCTGTCACCACTGAATTATCAATTGTCCACGTGGCACCTGAACTACTAACAGTAATATCCCCTTTGTCACCATCGGACACGCCACCACCGCCAGCCGTTGTCCAAGTTAAGTTACTTGAACCGTCTGTAGACAAAACTTGTCCATTTGTACCGCCCGCAACTTTTAACTTTGTCAAGTCGGTATTGATTGTATTTGTATTGTCAATTGTCTTGCTACTTAGTGTCGAGCCTAATTGACCGCTTCTTACTTTAGTTTCT